CTAATTGCGCTGGCTCTGGCACGAAGCGGATGTTCGGGCCGATGTCGGTGTACCAGGTGCAGACCCCAAACCGCTTCACCACCGAGGTTGAGACCAAGGTGAACATCCCTCCTGCCGGGTTCATTGAGTTGGATCCGCAAATCCTTGACTTCTTAAACAAGCAAGTCATTACCAATATTCAAATGGCCTTTGAGTTGTTGTCCATTGATGTAATGAACAACGAGAAGATTTCGGGCCGTGAGACCGCCACAGGTAAGGCCATTGACCGTGAGGAGTTGTATTCCTTTCTGCTCCGCTTTGCCAACACCATCTTTGCCGATTATGAGTTCGCTATGGACACGATTGGGAGGATGCGTTATGGCGATGCTTGGTCTATGCCTGCGGTTCGTTATCCGCAGAACTTTGAGATGCGCACCGATGCGGAGTTGACCGCAGAGATTAAGTTGGCCCCGACCTTTTCCAAGGCGATGTTGGCCCAGCAATACCTTGACACTCGCTTCCCCATCCAGGAGGAGAAGAGTGCGATAATGAAGTTGAGCGTCCAGGTTGACCCCTTCTTCAATCTTGAAACGAGGGATGTCTTGGCGTTGGTTGCTTCGGGCATTGCCCCCAAGTGGAAGGCGATAATGCACTTTGAGTTGGAGTCCTTGATTAAGGAGGCTTTGTCGGAGAACGAGGAGTTCTTGACGCTGACCTTGGCCGAGCAGAAGGCGGTATTGATAGATATGGCTAAGAAGTTGGTGCCAGAGGATGAGGGTTCGTCCAGGATGACTCCCCAAAGCGTTATGAACGCACGGACGGCTGTTCCTGCCGCACCGGTAGAGGAAGAAGAAGAGGAAGAAGACGAAGAGGAAGAGGAGGAGGAGGAAGAATCGTAATATGACTTTAGAACAAATTCAGTCCAAGAAGCAGAAGAACTTGGACACGATTGGCGAGGAGTTTGGCAAGCAGGTGGAGGAATCGCAGAACGAGGTTCTGCCCCTTATCATTGCCCTGCTCGCTTTATTCAGTTACGACAAGAACGGCAATATATCTTTTGACACGGCCAATTATGCTCGTGTCAATGCCTTTATGGATGGAGTTGATGGGGCCGTTGCCGGGAGCAAGTATTTTGATGCCTTGGTCTTCTTGATGGACAAGGTGGATGCCCAGGCCGAACTTACCAGAGAGATGTATCGCAAGATGGACCTTAACCCCGATGCGGTTTCCGGCATTGATTACGAGGCCCAAGCGACCTCTATGCTTGAGGACTTGACCAATTTTAAGTCGGGATTTTCAACGGCCTTGAGAAACTTCATCCTTGCGTCTATTGCCTCTGGCTCTGACCGAACCGCTTTGGAGGAGGGCATTGCCCAAATCGTGAAAGGGGGTGCTGGAAAAAAGGGGTTGCTCTTTGACACGGCCACGCTTACGGCTGACACGATGTTTGCGGTGATTGACCGCTCCTTCACCTTTGCGATGGGCGAGGCTTTGGGCATTAAGAAATACTTGTACGCAGGAGGCTTAATAAACGATTCTCGGCCATTTTGTGTGGCGAGGGATGGTAAGGTATTCACGAAGGAAGAAGTGCGCTCCTGGGGCAAATTAGGCGATTGGAAGGGCAAGATTGTCGGCACCGATGAATCCACCATTTTTATCTACTTGGGAGGATATCGTTGCAGGCATTGGCTTGTCCCTCAAGTTTAGTTTGCCCATTATTGTTTATATTTGCGGTACAAACCTTTCACCCTTAAACCCATTCATTTATGATTGAAGTAAAAAGAGGCAGGCACATCCGTGCCATCAAGCCTGACGGTGAGGTCGTTTTCATTAGCGATGCGACCGCCCGAAACAGTAAGTTCTTGCAGAAGTACAACATCCGCATTGACGATGAGGAGTACTTAAACCCAAGCAAGCCTCAGAGCATCGTTATTGAAGAGGCTCCAAAGCGCAGGCCGATTGCAAGAAGGCGAACTGAAGAGGTCATCGTGTCTCAATCAGCCGATAGCATCGTTGAGCAGTCTCCAAACATTGACCTTGAACCATCTGAAATCCAATAAACCCATCAATTATGTCTATTGACTCCAAAGAAATGTCTAAGTGGCTCTTTGACCAAGAGAAAGAGTTTGAAAGCCTTGACCAATTCAAGGAAGAGCTTGCCAAGAAATATGTCGCTCGTGAGGTGGCCGTTGATGACGAGGACATCCGCAACAAGGTAACGGGCAAGACGCTCGGAAGCCTTGAGACCAAGTTTAAGCGTTCCTTCAACCTCACCGAGGAGGATGTCAAGGGCAAGAAGTTGTCGGATTTGTTTGAGGTTGCCCAGCAGCGCATTCAAGCTCAAGTGGATGAGCTGAAAGCTCAGGCTCAAAACACGGGCAAGGACGATGAAGCCTACAAGGCGCAGCTTGCCGAACTGAAAAGGCAGAAGTCTGAGTACGAAACCTTGGCAGGGGAGTTGACGCAGAAGTTGGAGCAGAAGGAGTTGGAATCGCAGAAAGCGATTGACAATTACATTGTGAATCAAGAGGTTATGAAGATTAAGTCAAGCCTCGCCTGGAGCGATTCTGTCAATACCTATGCGAAAAAAGGCTTTGACATAGAATTGAATGAAAAGTATATCTTTGCATTGTCGGATGGGAAGTTGATGGTGACGGACAAGCAGGGCAACCAAATCAAAAACGAGAAGGGGACCGGCTATCTGACACCAGAGGAGTTGGTGAAGAGCGAAGCGGAGAAAGCTCAAATGCTCAAAAAGGCAGGCGAGGCAGGAGGAAGAGAGTCGGCCGCATCTGTTCGCACCACTTCATCCCAAAGACAAGAGACCGCTATTGAGCGGCACTTGCACCCAAGAGCCGTAAAACATAGACAAGAATTGAACGCACGATGATGTGTCTTGGGAGACAATAAATCCCATAGTGCCTGGCTTGGCAATCAATAGCCTCAATCAAACTTTGTTTTACTTCTAACAAAATGTCTTACGCTTTTTCATCCTTTGTATCGTGTCCCGATATTCAAGGTCGTTTGGATGATGGCTATTTCAATGCCGACCCAACGATGTTCCCCGGACACATCAACACTCTTCGGGCGATCACCTCTCCGATGAACGAATCTGGTATCATTCAGAACCAGATTGACACCAAGAACGGCCATTACCGCCAGGTGGAAGTTGTCTATCAGCCTCGTATGAACGATGTAGGTACCACAACCTCCGCTGAGTTGAATTGTGCCGCTGGCCCCACCTATGGTGAGACTTCAACCGTTTACAACATCAATCCTGCGGTCGGGGCTTCTCGCCGTTGGTCTGTTGGGTTGGACGATTTGGCTCCTCGTTGTGAGAATGACGAGAACTATATCGCTCGGCAGTTGGCGATGAATTTGCAGGCTCTCAAGCGTTTTATGAACGAAGAGGCCGTGAATTACATCTCCACCAATTTCGGTAAGTTCGCCTATGGTGCAGGCTCTACTGTTGACGGAACTCGTAGCTTGATGACCACCAAGACCAAAAACACCACCAATGGTTGGTTCTTGGATGATTATCTCTCCGATGTGACCTATCAGTATCAGCTTGCTGAAGGTTGGGATCGCCCCATCATCATCGGTGGTGAGCTTTCTCACAAGTACATGACCGCATTGAAGTCGCATTGCTGTGCCACGGTGAATGTTGACCTTCAGGCTATGATGAACTCGGACGCTCAGTCCTACTTCTTCTTTGAGCCAAAGGCCGACAGCACTTTCGGTGCCGGTGAGTTCGCTTTCCTCGCCCCAGGCGGTGTTCAGCTGATTCGCTACAATGCCTTCCGTGGTGCCAATGGCATCCGTGTAATTGATGACCAATCCATCAAGAAGGGTACGATTTCCGACCCCGAAACCGGCTTGGAATTTGATTACTACGCTCAGTTGGATTGCAACACCTGGAAGTTCTTCCTGGGTCTTTCCTACAAGTATGTGGATCTGCCTGCTGACCTCTTCTTCAACGATGACGATTTGGCTGGTGTGAATTACATCTTCAACGGTAAGGTGTCCAACTAATCCTTCGGGATTATGCTCAAGGAAGGGGGTGCGAAAGCATCCCCTTTTTTGTTTTAACTTTGTCCAATGAGTATCTTAATCTTGCCAAAATGAGTAATTGCTGGGATAATGTCATCGGGATTCGTGGTTTGTGTGATGCAAGCACGCCTCCGATTAGCGGTTTGTATATCAATGACTTGACAGGCATTAGCCTTGCAGACCTTGATTCGGGCGTGAATGAGGAGGACAAGACCGCCTATACCTTGATTCAGCGCAAGATTGACCAAGCGGCCAATATGCTGAAAGCGGAGTCCTTGGCCTATTTGCAGAGTCGCTGGAATTACACCACATCGTCCTGGACGGGCGATTTAGGCTTTTATGCCGAATCGGTCTTGCCTTTGTCTGCTTCTGCCGTATGGCGAGGCATTGGGATGCGTTATCGCCAGGTTGATTACATCGGAGTCACCATAAGCTCTGTAAGCCTTCTTCTCCCCGTGAGTGGCACTATACCTGTCCAGGTCGTTGATTTGCGTACAGGAGTCACCTTAGACACCTTCAACGTCACGGCCGTGGCCAACTCGGTGTCTCGCCTCGTGGTGAACAAAACCTATCAGTCCAATGGCCAAATGTTGAACTTGGCCGTCCTTTACGATGCGACCTCGGTGGCCTCGTTTCAGACGAGTCTTTACCCGACTTATGGATGCAGCAGTTGCGGTCGGAGCGGAGGTGCTTACGGATGGAACGACAATATGCTTGAGAGGGCGATAGAGATTTCAACGGCAGGGCAGCGTATTGAGAGCAACATTGCAGGAGGAAGTTTCACGGGTGGCTTGAGTGTTCAATACCAGGTCACTTGCAGCTTTGAGTCGCTTTTGTGCGCTCATGTCACGCAACTCGGCTATCCTTTGCTTTACAAGACGGGGATGTTGCTTTTGAAGGAGATGGAGTTCTCCAAGCGTTTGAATGGCGTGATTGTGTTTAACAGGGACATGAACCAAGAGTTGTCCAACTATTACCAAGCCCAATACGACCAATATATGCAGCGATACTTTGAGCAAGCGAACTTGCCAGAGGGCGGTTGTTTTGCGTGCAGGCAGAGGGTAAGGCAGGCTTCTCGCATACCGTAAAGAGGTGGACATTAAGGATTACATACAAAAACTTGAAACGCAGAAGTCTTCCTTGGCAAGGCACTTGGCTTCATCGCTTAACGAGGCGGCTCCGCAAACGCAAGAGCAAGAGGTTTTGCCGAGGATTTTTGAGAAGGGTCTGAAGCCCGATTTAGCCAAGATTGGGAACTATAAGAGCGACAAGTACAAGGGGGTCCGAAGGAGGGCGGGGCTTCAAGTGGCCTTTATTGACATGAAGTTCACGGGCGATTTGAGATCCGAGTTCAGCACTCCCAAGAAGAACTTGATCGGCTCCAAGCCCAAGGTTGAGTTTATGGTTGTGAGCGAGTTGAACACCAAGAAAGTTGTTGACAATGAAGCCCGTAGAGGCACTATCTTTGGGTTAGCGAGCAAGGAAAAGGCTTATTTCGTTGACCTACTGACCAAGTTATTCTTTAGCAAAGTATTCAAATGATAGCGACCCAGGTTATTGACGAGATATTCACTCGCTTGAATGCTTACAAGTTGGTGAGGCACACGGGCTTTGCCGAGTTGTTACCCGATAGGGACGGCAAGATCATCCCGGCCATTTACTGCAACAACGGCGATTACAAGCACGTTGTGGACGATTACGATTGGAGCGAGGGCATTGCCTACATCCGTTACAATGGAAGGGAGCGTGCAGAGGTTACGGACGAGAACAACTTTATTGGGTGTCAGGACCTGCTCCGCATCGTTTATCCGTTGACCTTGGTGATTATCGGCAAGCGTAAGGGCAAGCGTCCTTACGAGGTCGCATCGCTCGTTCAGGGCAAGATTAGCGGTATGTACGAGGCTTTGGCCACGACTGTCGGTGCGGTGAGTATTGATGTCACTTCCATCACGGCCAATTACTCCATCAAGGAGAACCTTGACACCGAGTTTGAGGGGGCGAAGGTCGTGTGGGACACGGCTTTGTATATGATTGCCTTGGATTTGGAGGTGGAGGTGATTGGCGATGCTTCTTGCCTAAACACCGAGGAGCCTTGCGATTACAACACTCTGGCCGTTGATGCCCAGGATGATTTTTCTTACGATGGCGATAATGTTTTAACCTATTGATATGGCACGCAAAAGAATCAGGGACTTAGATGCCCAAGCATCCATTACCAGCACGCTCAAGTTAGCGGTTGACGATACCTCTTTGCCGGAAGCAAAGAGTATAAGCATCTCTCAGTTGGATGCTCGTTATTCCTCTGCTTTTGCCCCTTGCTTTATTGAATGGTTTCAATCGTCTTCGGAGGCTACCAACATATCGCAACAGAATGTCTTTCAAAAGTTCACGATAAGCTCCGCTTCCGCAGGGGTTACTTCTGCGAATGGACTTGCGGTTAACTCGCAGGGAAGGGTTACATACACGGGGGCAACGGCAATCTTTCGTGTTCAGGTGTTCGCCTCTATATCGGGGCAAAACAATGATGACATTCATATAGCGATTGCATTGAACAATTCTGTTTTAGCAAAGACAGAGCAATCCCTCATATTGGGGTCTGGAGGAAAGGATGGCGGCGTTGGCACGCAATGTTTGGTAAGCGTTGCCTCTTCGGGGTTTTTGGATATTTTCGTTAAAAACGCAACCGCTACAAGTGCCGTAACTTTGCAGAAGATTATTGTGATTGTTGAAAAAATAGCTTGATATGGCATTAGCACGGCTCACATCGTTTTCGTTCGGGGAGAAGTTATTGACTTTGACCTATGCCAATTCGCAGACCTATTATGTCTCCTATGCCCATTTGGTCGCTTTTGAGCTTGACCCCCGAACCACAGACCCAAAGGTTTACATCTATACGCACGGAGAGACGAGTGAAACGCTCTTTGTGAGCAGTAGCGATCTTGTGGCCCTGGGGAGTAGCATTAGTGCATTCTTGGCCTCGTTGCAAGGCGTGATGGTGAATCAGCTCTTTTGGTTTGAGATATGGGCGAATTTCCTCGCTCGTGCCAAGGCCAATTCTGCGTTGACCCCCGAACTCGCAAGCACTTGCGGTCGGTATTTCCGATACGAATTGAATCCTCCCTTGGTCCCTACGGCCACGGAGGATTATGCAGACTTCTGGTACTTCAATCAGCGGTGCGACAACGATAGTGCCACCGTGAAGGAGGCATCGGCCTATAATTGTTTGCTCACGAGGTTTTCAGCCTTAAATCCGAATTAACGATGTCCAATCCATCTTTTCTGAATGTCCCTTACCGCTTTAAGGCCGGGACTTTGTATAGCCAAATCCCTGAGAGCGGTCTTGGTGATTTGACCGTAACTCGTGCGACCACTCCAACAGCCAATCTTTCAACGAGGGTTAATGCTTCGGGCTTCATTGAACTCGTTGCCAACAATGTCCCTCGTCTTGATTATCCTTTGGGGGGAATTGCAAATGGATGTCCTGCGTTGCTTGTTGAACCGAGTGCGCAGAACTTGGCATTACAGAGCGAGAATTTCGGGACCACTTGGAGTTCTGTTGCTTTGCTTGCATTTGGAAGCGGAAGCGTCTTGAATACAACCGCAACTCTTGACCCATACGGCACAAATGTTGCCGACTTGATTGTTGCAAATACCTCGGTTACCCAACACAGAGTTGACCAAACAACTGTTTCTGCGGCTGGAAGTTATACATTTTCCATTTTTCTTAAAGCCGCAGGATATGGGTTTGCAAGGCTTCGGATAGGTGGAACGGGTGCTATTTTTAACCTTACCACAGGAGTGGTTAGTGCAACAGATACAGGCATCGTTTCTTCAATCCAATCTTATGGAAATGGATGGTATCGTTGCATTGCTTCAAAAGCGGTTTCAGTCGCAAACGAGATTATCCGTGTTAATGTTCAATCAACTCAAAGCAGCGCAGACTTTGGAGGCGATGGGACTTCGGGCATATACATCTTTGGCAGCCAATATGAGTTAGGGGCGGTCGCAACCTCTTACATCCCCACAACAACCGCCGCCATAACCCGTGGCGCAGAGGCCGTAAACAAGACGGGCGTGAGTTCATTGATTGGACAAACCGAGGGGACGATTTATGCAGAGGTAGATTTGCGAGCGTTAAGTGTGGCGAGGAGTATTTTTGGGGTTTCTCTTAATTCAAATACAACCGATTTCGCTAACATTCAAATAAATGCTTCAAATCGGATTTTTGCAAGAATACGCTCAAATACCGGAACGCTTCAAGATATAACGGCAAGTTCAACCATTACGGGTATAACAAAAATCGCTATGGCTTATGGCTCAAGCGGAAGTGTTCTCGCTATTAACGGAGCAATAATAGGAACAAACCCAAGTGGCATTCCAACTTGGGCAAGTAGCGTTAATTTCGTTCATGTCGGTAACGGCCCATCCGCTGTATCGGGATCTACTCAAGGTGGATTCTTCAACGACTGCATCCGCTCCTCTGCCATCTACTCAACAAGGCTTACCGACACTCAACTCCAGGCCCTCACAACCTAAGATATGTCCACTCCTTCTCTCCTAAACATCCCGTATGTCATAAAGGCTGGCACTCTTTACAGCCAAATCCCCGAAACAGGGGCAGGCGATTTTGTGGTTACTCGTGCCACCACGCCCACGGCCAATCGTTCCACGAGAATCAATGCCGATGGCTTACTTGAACTCGTAAATGACAATGTGCCGAGGTTGGATTATCCAGTTGGTGGAGCGGTGAATGGGTGTCCTGCTTTGTTGGTGGAGCCTGCTGCTACAAACTCAAATCCAAACAGCAATACATTTTCGGTTGAAACGGCTCCTGTTGCTACCGTTGTTCAAAATCAAGTTGACCCATTTGGCAATCCTAATTCGGCTTGGCTAATGAGCGGTGCGGATAGCGCATCCGACTCAGCGAGTGCGAATAACGTTAGAATCATTCAATCAGGTTTAGCTTCTAATATTTATACCTGCTCAATTTATATAAAAAGCCCAACAGGAAGTCCTGTTACTTTTAGGTATAGGCAAACCGCTGGAGGAGTCATAAGTGGTTCAACCGTGGTTAGCGGTTCTGGGTTTCAAAGGATTCAACTCACAAGTCCAAACACAGATACAAGTTCTCGCTTTATCATTTATACCACAGGTGGCGAACCTATAATCATTTCATGCCATCAACTTGAAACAGGCACCGTTGCCACTTCCTACATCCCCACCACCACCGTGGCCATTACTCGTGCTGCGGATGTGATAAATAAGACGAGCATCGCCTCGTTAATAGGGCAGACCGAGGGAACGATTTATGCAGAGGTGGATATTTCTGCATTTGTTACAGGTAAGAGGCTTGTTGAGTTATCTAATGGTAGTGCAGCAAATAGAATGGTAATAAGTGTTCAAGGCTCTCTTATTCAATTTTTGGTTCAAAACGCAAGTTCTACACAAGCAACGATTGATAGCGCAACATTAAGCGCGGGAAGATTTAAGGTTGCTGCTGCATACGCATCAAACGATTTTGTTTTTTATGTGAATGGCGTTAAAGCAGGTGAAGATTTTATTGGAACAGTTCCTACTCTTAATCAAATTAACATAGGAAGCACTTGGAACTCAATTCTACAATTCAACGACCGCATCCGTGCCGCTGCCATCTACCCCAACCGCCTTACGAACGCTCAACTCCAAACCCTCACCACCCCATAAAAATTCGCCCATTCTTTAATAAATTTGACGCACTATGGCACTACCTACCTTAACCGCAAGAACCTTCGGCTCAACGCAATTACAACTCACATACGCTGACGGAAGGCAATACTTCCTTAATTATCGGGACATTATCTCCACGGAGCTTGATGCAACCGATGGCATTACAAAGGTGCGGATTTACCTTTCGGGGACTTTGGACGAGTCCATATTCGTGACCAATGGAGACCTTGTGGCCCTTGGAACCACGGCAGCAGCATTCCTGTCCACCCTCAACACTTACTTGTAATGGATATCAAGCAGGCATTGACGGAACTCGGCATTAATGTCGGGATGTCCGTAGGGGGCTTTCTCGGAAGCCTCGTCCTCGTAGGAAAGCAAAAGGGAGCATCTTTACGCACCCA